GCCCTTCCCATTGATATTCGCCATCAATAAGGCTATACATGGGTGCTGTCCTGTCGCCGACATAGGCGGTCATTTGCCGCTCAGAACCGGTCATAGCATCGGGATATTTTACTTTGAAAAAAACCTCGTCTACAGCCTGCAGCAATGTGGACATCGGCGCGGATTTCATGGGCGGCCACGATAGAGTTAGCTTACGCTTAATCCCTACCCGGTCACGAAACAAGTCCCCGTTTTGGTTTCTCCCCGTTCCATCTGCGTCAACATCCTGTATGCCCCACGAATATTCGCTGGGGTCAGGCAGCGGGACATTTGCCCCGTCTGCCTTTGTAATGGTTAAAATTGCCATTTGACCTCCTTATGTAACAAGAGGACTTGCCCCAGTCGCCCGGACAACGGCGTTGTTCTCTCTGACCACTGTTTCAAACAATTTCTTCCCAGTCACGCTGTCGAGAACAATGGTTACATGGACTTCTCCAGAACCGCCGGATTCTTCGCGGACAATTTTCCGAATAAGTCCTTCCGGGGCTTCAATGTTATTTCCGCGGGTCTGATCGCCGAGTACGGCAAGGAATTCATCGTTTGCGGGGATAACTGCGCCTTTAGCGAGGCGCGGGAGCACATTTTCGCTGATATAGTCAATGTTTACTCCAATAGATTTGCCCCCTACAAACGGCACCCACGAAGGGACATCGAAACTGATCTTGTTCATCTGCTTAATGAGCCAGTTAAGCCCTTTGATGATGATGTTGATTGCTCCATTAAGCAGATCGATTATGGTGTTCCAAATGCCCTTAAAAATGTCCTTAATTCCCTCCCACGCTTTGTCAAAATCGCCCGAGAAAACGCCGGAAATAAACTTGATTAGCCCGGAGAAAATCGTCTTAATGTCGTCGATTATATTCCCGACGGTTTGCTTGATGTTTCCAAAAACGGCGGTTACAATAGCCTTGATTCCAGTAATAAGCGGTTTGAGCTTTCCGTTTGTTTTTTTGTCGATCCAATCCAACAGCCCATTTAGCCAGTCCCTTATGCCATCAATAACGGAGCCGACTATTCCTTTTAGCCCGGAAAAGATTCCCTCGATTCCTTTCGCTGTGCGCTCCGTATCTCCGGTAAAGATTCCAGCAAAGAAGTCAATAAAACCTTGCAAAGTCTCTTTTACGCCGTTGATAAGTTCTTGTCCGTGCCCGGTCGACGTAGTAATGCTAAGAAGCAGGGATGCAATCATTGCGATTAGCAAAGGAATCCAAGAACCAGTCAGTATACCGATCCCGACACCTGCCGCAAGAATCCCTGCAATAGCAAGCATTTGGTTCTGGAAATTCCATCCGCTTTTCTCTGCATCAGAAAACGCAACAGCCAGCACAGCAAGACCGGAAACAATAGCTGTAATTCCTCCAGCAACCGGCCCAAGTGCAACATATAGCCCGGTCACGGCAAGCGTCATGCCGAAAATCATGCCGGTCATGTTCTCTTCTGTAACGCCGTTTACGATTGAATCGAGAATGTTTTGCACCAGCGTAAGCGCACCAAAAATACCGACAGCCAAGCCAATGGTTTTCTGCAAATCAAGGCCGAGTTTTGGGCCAAGTTTCCACGCCGCTAATCCGGCGCCAATTGCAAGAATCCACGGGAGCGCATTTTTGAGCTTCTGCGTGACTTCATCAATCTGCTTACTTACAGCATCGCCAATAAAATCATACTCAGGCAATTCAAAGTCAAAACCGCTGCCGCCGGACACGCCTGCAGAACCAGACCCGGACGCAGTGTTGCCGTTCAGAATGTTAAGCTCATCAAAGCCCATAACGGACTTTTTCAGTTCTTTTGCCGCGCTGGTGGCATCATCAAGGCCAGCTGCGGTGTCTTCTGCCCCGCTTGCAAGATTCTTTACACCGGAAGTATCAATGTCCGACAACTCAAATCCGAACAATTTAGCGATAGCGTCCGCAAGTTTCCGAATTGCCTTAGCTATAGCAATGGCGATCGGCAAAAGCTTCATCAAGATAGGAATAAAGATATTACCGATAGACCTGGCTGTCATCTCAATCTGTGCCTTAAAAATGCGCAACTGGTTAGCTGGCGCTTCTAAGGTTCGAGCCATGTCGCCCTGCGCCGTTGTTACCTGTGTCATAATGGCGTAGTAACGCAGCTCCGCCTTTTCTGCCTGCGTCATGGCGGAAACAGACTTTTCGATTCCCAGCGTCAATGCGGTTTGTTCCAGTTTGGCTTGCGACAGGTCATAGCCCAATCTACGCAACGGTTCCAATTCGCCAGAAACGCCGGATTGCAGCTTTTGCATAGCATCTTCAACGGAAATGTTGAAGAACGAGGAAATGTCATAGCCGAGCTGTGTAAGGTTCTTACTCATTAGGTAAGAACGGTCTGCGACAGAGCCGAAGCCGGACAGCAAAGTGTTAAATACGCCCTGATTCCGCATCCATTTTGCAGGGTCAATGCCCATTATATCGCCAACATTTTCCGCATACTCTTTGGCTTCTTTTGCGTATTGACCCATAGCCACGGTAAACAGGTTCAAATCCTCTTGGTAGGCATTTGATTCAGTGATGGCCTTGCTGATTCCTTGGCGTATCATACGAATTCCGGCCACAACCGCTGCCGTTTTTATGTTTTTGAGGGAAATCCCAAATCGGCTCGTTTGGGTGGATCCTTTGTTTACCGTGTTGTTGTACTGCTCGGTCGTTTTTATGAGCCTCTGAATTCGAGACGGCATAGCACTAAATCCATCGGCTACATGTTGCATTTCTGTGGCAAACGGTCTCAGCGCATTTGCAAGCCGGGTCATTTGGTTTGAAAACTCGTCAATGTCTGCGGCGCGGAGTTCGCGCACAACGTCCGGAAAAGCGCTGAGCTGGTTAATGTACGAACGCATGTGCGCACTTTCCAGTTCGGATAGCGGGCGCAAAGCATCTGCGACATTGTAGAGTTTGTCTATATCGCCATCGGAAATCCCGGATAGTGCCGTTCCGAGCGATTGCATATTAGTCCCAAGCGATTTTGGAATCTTAACGGTTCCAACATCGGATATGGCCTTTAGCCCGGCAGCGATAGATTTAAGTTTTTGCCCAACTGCGCCGGACCCAGACAGCGCTTTATTGAGCGCAGCAATCTGATTTGCAGCAGTTCTTACGCCGGACGCTCCGCCGGAAGTAGCCGTCTTTAGGGAGGACAACGCTTTTTCAAGCCGTCCCAAAGACGCAACGGCACTGTCGCTGTTCTCTTTGATTTGAAATTCAAGTCCGCGAATTTCAAGATTGTCCATGCTTTTCACCTCCCGGCTCGAATTTCTTGTTATTTGCAATCATGAACATTTCCATGATTGCTTTTGCACGGCTATCATTCTTCTGCTCTTTCACTTTTTTCTCCGCAGAATTATAGCTTTCACCCACCTGATAGGGGGAATCTCGATACGGAATAGGCTTTGTACCTTTCTTTGCGAACGCATGAAGAATAGGCGATACATCCGCCAAGGCTTCATAGAAATACGCACCCTGTAGCCATGCGTTTTGGTTGTCCAAGTCCTGCTTGATTTTCGCTGCCTTGCGGTAGTACTTGACCAACTCGCAATCCATTTCCCAGAACTGCTCGTAGGTCATCCCTATTGCAAGGTAATAAGGGAAAACCTCATAGAACTTTTCCGTGTAAGCGTAGAGGGGGGTATTGCCCCCCTCTTTATCGGGCGGCGGTTCGCTTACCAGTCCACCGTCCAGCTGGCGTTTCCCTCGGCTTCGGGATCATCCATGAGCGCTACAATGGGTTCGCTATACATTTCCACCAGCTTGCCCAGCATATCTCCCTTGTTGGGCAGCTGGGCGTAAATCTTGTCGATAACATCACGCTTTACATAGCGGTGATGCGCCAAAAAAGCGCCAGCAAACAGGGCCGGCAGATAGGTCATAGGCTTGCGCTGCAATTCCTCGATCTCGAAGCCCTGCCGCTCCATCATTTCCACAGATTTTCTGGTGTATTCCAGCACATATTTCACATCGTTGTGCTCGATGGTCATTGTCTTTGCCATAATTCCTCCTTACTCGCCGTCATCCAAAGTGATGACCGAGGTGGGCGCGATGGTGATATTCATTCCGACCACTTCGTTTACGCCGCCGCCGGTGGGATACACGGAAAGCTGGCCCTTGAAGGAAAACTTTCCGTCAGAGCCGGTGGGGGTAACAGAGCCACCGGCTTCTGTGCCGCCAAACCACACGGCATAATCCGCTTCCGTACCCTCTTTTGCTTTCAGAGTCTTGTAATCTGCCAGTGTGTAGTTTGCCGTGAAACTCAGGCCGTCCATAGACTGAATACCGGCGATGTAGGTCTGCATCTTGTCAGACAGGGTGGTGGTTTCCAGCATTTCGGGGTCACCGCCAAGGTCAGGGAACTCCTTGATGTCCACCAGTTTTGTCCAGGTGGTCCCGGGAGAGCTTTTCTGCATCAGGAAAATTTTATAGGTACTGATTGCCATAATTTACCTCCTAAAAAGTGTGTTTCCGTCCGTTTCGGCACGGTATCGTGCCACTAAGCGATAGATTGACGCACTGTCCATGTTCGGGACGGGTGTCATGGAAATGCGTGTAAAATTCATTGCATACAGCATTTTGTCGATTTCTGACAGGATGCTGCGGCACTCTGATTTGCTTTCGCCGGTTTTGGTGGAGTAGACATTGACTTCATACATGACGGTTGCATACCGTTCGGCGCCGGAACTGTCCTGATTAAATGTGGTCGTGTAATTGTCCTGTTCCACAATGCTTGCGTGGGGGAAATTGGGGGGAGATTTTATATACGCCCCGGAAACATCTATCCCCTTGAACTTCTTTCGCAAGGCTTCTGCAATCGGGGTAAAAATCATCCGTTCCACATCAATCATCCGAACACCTCCTTTACAATTTCTCCAAGCCGCAACTCCAATTCTTTTACGGCGTTATACATGGGCATATTGGCCGGATTACCATGTGTAAGAACAAGCGTCCCCTTTGCTCTTTCGCCTACAACGGTTCCGTTTGTACCGGGTTCTCCGTAATAACCCCATGTGGATTGTTTTCCGCGCCCTTGACCATATTCTCCGTGCTCCATTCCCAAGCCCCTTGCTTCCGGGTGATTATCCGGGTATGTTACGCCTGTGCCAAATTCAATAAATAAGACCGTGCCGCCAACGGCGACAACGGCCTTTATTTTTCCTCGATCTTCGACAGACACGGTTACATCGTTTGTGCCGTCATATTCGGCGCTCGCAAAGCCTGCGCTTGCCACTTCGTATCCCTCTTGTGTAAGGCGCTCCAAAAGCCTTGCACAGCCGCTTTTTATCCATTCCCGGTACTCCCGAACGGAATCGATCATCTGCTGTACGCCGGATGGAGAGAGGGTGGTAACAACCTTGTGCTTCACGACACATTCACCTTGCTTATGGCAATAGAGATAGAATTCAGAGATTTGGCCACGCGCTTTACGATGTAGTCATAAAGCGGTTTCCCGTCCTTATATTCCGGATTTTTGTCCACAAACAAAACGGTATCTTCTGCAATGGGGCAATCCATGTCATCCGTGACGATGACCTTGTCATAGGAAACAAATTGCCCGAATTGCTCCACTTGCGCCGCCCCGGATGCGGGGGAGATATTCGCCAGCATTTTCACTGCGTCCTTGTATTTCACAGACATTTGCCCGGTTTCGTAGCCGTCATCGGACATATTCATAGTTTTCCCGTCATACAGGAGATACCAAAATGCCGATTTGTTCCGATCCATACATCTCATTTCACCACCCCCGCATAAGGGACAATGTCACGCAAAAGGGAGGACGGGACATCGCCGTCCTCATAGGAGCGGGAAATACCATTCTCGCTGTGCGCTGTTTCGCCCTCTGCTCCGCGCTTGTTCAGCAGATATGCGGCGATTTCTACTTGGGTCATGTGATACCGTTCGGGGACTTCTTTAATCGTGTCGTCAAACGGGTATAGTTTGCGCAGCACTTTATCCCCAGCAATAGCAAGGTAGGCGGAAAGCACGCTTCCTTGCTGGTCTGTCATAGTAGCTAAAAGCTCGGTCTTTTCAGCTTCGGTCATACTTCCCGCCCTCCTTTATCAGCCGGTCACAGCTTTGGTGTTTACGGGATTGCTTGCGTCATTGGCGATGAACACGCTGCGGCTGTAGGTGGGCGCGGTGAAATCGGTGGAAATACCGGTGAACTTGCCATGATACCATTCGGGTCCGTGGTCAAGACCTACCTGGCCGAACAGCTGATACTTTTCACCAGCACCGGTCTTGGACAACTGCTCCAGGAAGAAGTTGCCCTTTCCGGGAACAGGCTGGTACACAGGAGCGATAACATCCAGATTCAGCAGCAGTGCGGTGCCAGCGGGCAGGCACTCGCCCAGGTAAAGATAAACCACGCCAAGGGGAGTGATTACGCTGGACAGCGCGATACCGTTAATCTCACGGGCGGCGGGAACCACGGTAAGACCGTTCTGCACGGCATCCGCATTGATCTGGAACATGGTCACGGCATCGCACCACAGCACCAGGCCATTTGTGGGAGCGTTTACTCCGTAAATCTTCTTCACCATGTCGGCTACATCCCACAGGCCCAGGGGCTTGGATGCCATAGCGGTAACATTGGTGGTAATGGCGGTAGTCAGACCACGGGTCTTGTTGATCTTGGAATCGTCCGCGGCCTTGTTGTATGCGCCCTGGATGAAGGTGAACTCCATATCCCGGGCAATCTTCTGAATCTTTGCGCCCACCTGGAAATCCAGTTCATTGATGGGGTTTGCCTGCTGATTCTCGATATTCACGCCGGACAGAGTGCCCATATTGGACATCTTGGCGTAGGAAACCCCTACGGTCTCCTGGAAAATCTGCGTGACATTGGTTTTCTGGGTGCGGGTCACCACGGTTGCATCAGGTGCAGTCAGAGACGCAGTCTCGCTGATAGCGGGCTGGGTGCCGCCGGCAGAGCTGTATTCCTGCCCTGTGACGAACTCAACATGGTTGGTGGTTTTTGCCCGGCTTCCGATGATGGAAGACAGAGGGGTACGGGTGTTGCCCTTGTTGAAGAGCATACCGGAGTAATTCAGCACTCCGAAGCTGGTAGCAAAAGTATCTGCCATTTTAATTCATTCTCCTTTACTGTGTGTTGTTGTCCTGATTCATTAGGCGGGTATAGTACGCCGCCTCCGCAAAATTGCCGGTGCTTTGCGCATCGGCAGCCTTTTTGGAAAAGTCTGCACCATTCGACCCGGCTCCGGCAGCGGGCTTGGGTGTGCCCTGAATTGCACTGGCCTTTACTTGCTTTGCATAAGCCTCAAGAAACGTCTGCTGGTTTGCAAACACCTTGTCGGTGTCGCCGTCAGCCATTGCCTTTGCGGTGTCGGCAGCAAGCTTTTCGTCATAGCCCTGTGCGATGAACTTGGCCGTGAACTGCGAAACTGTCTTGTCACGTCTTAGTTCGTCCAGCTCCTTCTGCATAGCGGCAATGTCCTCCGCCTGCTGCTGCTTCTGCTGCTCATCCTCGGACAGAAGCTCGTTGTGCTTCTTCTTCCAAGCAGCGGCTTCGGAATTCGCCTTAGAAACTGCCGCTTTCTGCTTCTCCAGCTCTGCGGCGTTATCCTCATACTCAAACGCTTCCAGAGCTTTCAGCTTGTCATCCAAAGACATTTCCGCATAGCCCTTGATCTTGCTGGTGTCGATTTTTGCCATTTTGATTACCTCCTGCGTTTAACAAGGCTGTTCACTCAGCACTATTTTCTGTTTTTGCGGGTTGTCTCCCGTTTGCGTTTTTAGGTCGTCCCTGACCATTTATCGCCTTGCGGCGGTTAAATCAAAAAATAAAAGGGGCTACCCTTTCGGATAGCCCCTCGGCTGTCGGTCAAGCCCTTGCAAGACCCACTCAGTATTTCTTTTTCCTACGCACTTCGATTACTACGATCTTCCCGTTCTCCACTTTCACCTCCGCTTGATTGCGGCTCTTGAGAATTTCGTTGATCGCCCGTACCATCTCCATCGTTAATTCCATTGTTCCCTCCGTTTTCCTCGACATATTCCATGCTCATCTTGTATGCCAGCTGCGGATCGCTAAATAGGCCACAATGTGTAAATGCAAGCTGCGGCGCAATTTTTCCATTGCCCAGCATGGTTACCAGCACATTTGCCTTTTCGGAAATATTCTCATAGTTCCGCCGGGTAAATCTGATCTCGATTGCAGACAGTTTCAAAGACAAATCGCTCAAGTCATTGCAAATCCGCAAAAGCACTTTCAGAAACTCTTTTTCGGAACGCTTGAACACCAGCTCGGAATCCTTTGCTCTTGCTTCCGCCGCAGACCAGCCGTCACGCATGATGACTGCAGAGCCAGTATCAGAAGTGGAAGACCCTCCGTTTCTATTGGGCATACCGCAGATGGTCAGCACTGTGTTATACAGATTGTCCGCAAGGGTCTGTGTCTGCGTCTGATTCAGCTCCGTGACAAGGTTTTTGATTTCCGCTTTCTTCTGCGGGTCAATGTCCTCAAACTGAATTGCGCCGTCCTGCCGCAAAGCGGAATACTGATCTTCGGAAATTCGCACATTGTGGAACAGAAGCAAGGACTGCACGAACTGCTCCACGCCATCCATGCGGTTGGACTCCACATTGTTGATTGCATCCAGCAGATTCAGAACGATTTCAAACGCGCCAAGTCTCGCACGGTTTGCCGGGTACTCAATAATGGGAATCCCCAAAATCTGCGGCTCGCTGCGAACAATCTTCCATGTGTCGGTCACTTCATAGAAGTGGTCTTTCGTGTAACAGCTAAAAACGACTGTCCCATCTTCCATCTTGACATACTTGACCGCCATGAGAGGAGGATTTCCCAGCTGCACGGAATACACCACAAAGCAAAACCGTGGGTCAAGGGTATAAATCTCAAACGGGGCTTCATCTTTATCTTCCGCTGTGTCCGGCATGACCATGCGATAAGCCGTGCCGCAGATGTGGAACCAGTCCGCCAATTCCTTATCCTTTGCCGGTTTGTCCTCGGACAAAACATAATCGTTCAGTTTTGTCACCATCTCGGCGGTTTTTTCATCTGCCGTTCTGCTGACATACTGGACAGGTTCGCCCATCAAATAGCCAACCTTAAAGGACACAATTTCGTTTGCCCGGTTTTCGACAATCTTGTTGTTGATCTCCGGGCGCACATCCTTTACTCTCGCAAGGATAGGCTGGTCGCCTTTATAGTACCTGTATAAATATTCCATGTCCGCGCGGTTGGCGGCGTGGACAACCATTGCTTTTTGCAGGATATTTGCAATATTACCCTCGTTTACATCGGTAGCATCCGAATAAATGACCTTTCTGCCAAACATTTGTCTCAATAGCGTCACCCCTTAAAACGGTCTTTTGAATATCTCAATCTTGCCGCTGATGCGGTTTCGGATTTCGTTCTCCAGCAACGACAAGGAATCAGGCGCGTCATCGTGCGCCACCTTGCCGCTTCTTACATAGGTGGTCACTTCCTGCATGAATCCCCAGTATTGACACCCTCGTTTGTATGTGGACGGATGCTTGAAGTAAAAATTTTTCTTGATTCCATCCGATGCAAACTCAATTCTCGTCTGCTTGTTGGAAATCGTCCTTTTTGTCCGTATGCTGGTGTTGAATCCTGCGTTTTTCACAAGCTCCGCAACATCTCTTGCAAAATACATACCTGCGTTGTTGGATTCAAATAGCGCATCGCCCACTTTGTTATCAATCAGGCACTTTGCGCATTCCGGCTTTGTGACCTCTGCGGGAGAATCATCGTACACCACATCCACGATGTAGACTTCCTCTCCGTATAAAGCCGCAACAGGCATGGCCGTGCTGTCTTTCCCGCTTTCTGCGGTGTCTGCCACGGCAATGATCGCATCCGGGTCACGGTCTACCGGAAGTTCAAAGAAATAGTTCAGCTCCGACTTATTGAACAGCAGCCCCTTTGCTTCAAAGGGCTGCTGCTGGAATTCGCTTTCAAACTGTTCCGCGCTCAGAAGCTCTCTCTGCTCGCGGAAATAAGCGGTGGTAAAAACCTTTTTACCCTCCCGCTCATACTCATAATTGCTTTCGTCTGTAATTGGGTCAAGGGCGGGGATTTCAATGGCTTTCCATGCCCAGCCGCCTTTTTGCGCTTCTTCCTGTAAATGCCCTATGGGGTCATATAGGGAGTATCTCGTCCCGGTGGCCACAATAGGCGTACCCTCGATGGCACGGCCTAAAATATCGCCGGAAATTACTTCCCACTTATCATCCAGCCGTTGACGGTTTTTCGCTTCCTCTCTGCCCTCCACACAGTCATCCAAATAAAGGACATTGGTTGCTTCCGACAAGCCAACCTGCCGTGCGTCAATCGACCGGCACATGACCGTGGGGAATCTGGATTTAGACCGCAGATTGATAATTTTCGTGTCTGCGTTGGTCTGCACTAAAGGAGCGTCCGGAAACACATCATAGAACAAGTACTCGTTCGGCGTTTGCAGATATTCCAGACAGCCGTTGTAGAAGCTTCGCACAAGATCATCGCCCGTGCCTTCCATCAAAGACGATTTATCCGGGTTTCTCCCGGAAATCATGTTGATGAAATTGATTCCAAGCTGGCTTTTCCCGGCTCTTTTCGGAAGCGAAATGGTCAGCAGCCTTAATTTGCCGTCAAGAACATCTTGATACCCTTGCACAATAGGTCTTAGATACCGCCTGCGTGGAGCGTAAAACCGCTTCTCCGGCTTTCTGTCCATCTCCACATACAGCAGGAAGGTATCGAAATCATGCGGCGCGTCAAACAGCATGGATTGCTTATGCAGCGTGTAGAAATACTCCGCGTCTTTTGGGTTTCCGTTACGCAACGCTTCGGAGGTCATCTTTCGGACTTCGGAATTTAACTGGTGCGCCGCAGCAAAATCTTCCGCTTCGTACCCAATGCACAACGCCAGCAAATCCTTGTAGGCTTCCCGGTCATGCGTTTTCTCTATGCGGTTTTTGATGCTTTCCGCAATCTTCCGATAATCCATTTGTCCTCCTGCAATAAAAAATGGACTGCCGAAAAATCGGTAGTCCATTCTATTTGGTTTTATGCAAAGTTAGTTTACAAGTTCACAATCTGACCAAGAACCTGCGCTATAACAAGTCCCCTCAAATGTGATTTCGTCTCCGACTTTAATGTTTTTCAAGGCTTCCTCTTGGTCTCTCTCAAATTCGGCAAGAAATACAACGATTGTATTCCCAATCTTCTTTTCCATCGTCAGGGTAGCCCCGCCGGTCATGTTCATAAGCCCACCGGTTTCCATCCCGTTGATTGTGGCGGTTACCTCATACCGTCTGCCTTTGTATAAATCATCTGCCACAAGCTCGTTATCCTTGTAAGCCTGATAAATCTCCTCAAAGCTTGCCGGTGTGTACTGGTCTTCTTTGGCAGGTGCCTGTTCGTCATCTTTGTTGCTGTATGCAACAGCAAGGGTAATAATTAGCAGGATGGTACATACGATTATCATTTTCTTCTGCTTGGCAGGATTCGATTTTTTCATTTCTCTTTCCTCCCTCTATTCATCAACGCCGTCTCGGAATCCCTGCGGAATCCTCGTAGTCCCACATCCGGCGGTAAAAGGTTCTGCTGCTCACATTCAGCAGTTTCACCGCGTGAGATGTTGTAATCTCCCGTTTGTACCATTGGTCATGCACCGACTTAACAAGGCTGTCTTCAATCTCGATCGGCTTGCGGCCTTTGTACTTGCCAGCCGCTTTTGCCGCCGCTATGCCCTCTCTCTGCCGCTGCAAGGTCTGCTCCCGTTCCAGCTCTGCCATTGCACCAAACACCGTAAGCATGAACTTGCCCTGCGGCGTATTCGTATCAATGGATTCCTTCTGCGATACAAAGCCCACACCTTTTTCTGTGAGCTGCTCTACCAGCGTCAACAAGTCCCTCGTGCTTCTCGCAAAGCGGCTGATGCTTTCAACAATGACCACATCTCCCTCTCGGACGAAATCCATCATCGCTTCCAGCTGCGGCCTGCCTGTACGGCTCTTCCCGCTGGCCTTGTCAATGTAGACACGCTCAACTCCAAGGTCTTGCATAATGACCTCTTGGCGGATTGTGTTCTGCTCCTCCGTGGACACTCGAATATATCCGACTTTCATGTGCATCGCTCCCTTCCTTCATCTTGTAAGGACAGTGTAGCACACGCAAGCCGATGTGTCAATAGGGCATATGTTAAAACCCGCCTTTTATTTTTTGGCAGATTTTCTAAAACCGGCTTTTTTATTTTTGGCGGGATTTTTAAAACTCGCCTTTTGTTTTGCGTTCGCCATTCACGGTTGACCCCGGCCTCGGCTCCCGCCGCATATCCCCCGGCCCCCTACACCCGGCCCAGGGTAACCCCCCGGCGGGGCTGTGCGCCGTTAGGGTGTACCGTAATGCGCATAATGCACAATGCGGCAATAAAATTATTATGCACATTTTATGGCTACAATATGCGGCAAAACTATTGACACATACTCTAATGGCATAGTATAATATCAGCATACAAGACGAGGGCGCACCCGGCAGCCGACCAAAGCACACCGGGAACGCCCCCCAACCAGCCAACAGGCCAGCACGGAGAGTATACCACATCCGGCAGCCGTTGGCAAGAGATAAGGCCATAGGGCCGGGAGGTAATACAATGGATTATACAACAGTACTTGCAAAGGCAGCACAGACACTGGAGCAGCGCAAGGACCGCAGCGCATGGGATAAGGGCGTTACCGTGTACGCCCTTGAGATGGTAGAACAGCTGGCAGAAGCCGCCGAGGGCGGTTACATCGATGCGGATGACCTGTTGGCCCCGCGCATGCTCCGCAAGGCCCTGTTAAACGGCGCGGACGATTGGAGCGCCTACAGCTGGGGGGGATGCTCCCTGATCTACAACAGCGACATTGCCGCGCGCCTGTGCTGCCCGTCCGAACTCAAGCGCACCCGCAACGGGGAGCGCAGACCCAACAGCCGGGAAGAGTGGTTAGACACTCAGGCCCGCGCACTGTTTCAGGCTGCTAACCGCGTATATAAGGCGCTCCGGGACGCCCAGGAGGTGCAGCAATGAGGAAGTATAAATTGAAGGAGCTGCGCGACCTGGTGCGGCTCGGAGTGGCAGAGGATTACACCAACAAGCCCAGCGACTACATTTACACGCTGCGCAGGCTTGAAAAAGTGGGCTATTCTACGGGCGTTTACGGTATCAATGGCGGATTGGTCGAAGATACCGAAACCGGGCAGTTATACGCCATTATCGGGCGTTGTTCTAATCTGTTTATCTTGTTTTAAGGGGGTTGTAACATGAACATTGACAGCATTATGAAAGAGCTTGCGGAGTATATCCGGATGGGCGAACAGATCGCCGCCACGGTGGACGGCCTGAAAGATCAGTTAAAGCAGATCATGCAGGAACAGAACACGGACACGCTAACAGGGGCAGAACATAAGGCCACATATAAGGCCGTTACAAGTTCTCGCATCGATACTACAGCATTAAAGCGGGAGCTGCCCGGGGTTGCGGCGCAGTATACAAAAGCCACGGAAACACGGCGCTTTACATTTTCGTGAAAGGTGGGGGGATACAATGAAAACAACAGGCCATTATTATAGATCCTTGAAAGCGTGGATAAATGCGGGCGGAAATAAGTACATTGTAAATTGTCCTTGTATCCATGTGTCCGGAAGTGTTGCGGGAATGCGCCGGGATTTTTGGGGGTATAAATGCGATGTTGTCCGGGTTGGACAATGGATATATAAAGCAAACTGAAAAGGCGGTGAATATTATTAACAAAATGATAGATAATAGGCCGCCCGGCGGTTCACTTTCGCTTGACCTGCTCCGGCGTATGTGCTACAATTGCCGTGTAAGGAGGTGCCGCTCTTGATCTTATTGTATATCCTGTTGCAGCCCGTGTTGTTGCTTCTTGACCTTGCAAAGCTCCAAAAATAACATTGCCCCGCATGGCTCACGCTGTGCGGGGTATTCTTTTGCTCTCGGTGTATTCCGGGGGCTTTTCTGCTGTGTGCCTTATTTGCCATTTTAACGCGCCTGTAAGGCGTTTTAATGTTTTGGGCTATCCCTATACCGCCGCCGCCCTGCTTTCCCTGTGGCCGTTGTTTATGGCCTTATGGCGTGGCGTTGTCTCATGCTCCGTGGCTTGCCGCTTGCGCTTCCAGCTTGCCGCCGTCCCTGTGCCCCTGTTGCCTTGTCGGGGGGCGGCATGCTCCGGCGGTGCGCTATCGATGGCCGGGGGTCTCCGGCGGCTGCTTCGCCTTGCGTGGCCCTCCGCAAAAGTCGCTGGCATAGTCGTTCCCCTCTGTGCGAAAGTCGCTGGCAAAGTCGCAAGAGTTTGCTCCAAAGTCGCTTACTTTGCCCCAAAATCATAGTCGTTTACAAAATTCCGTGTATAAAGGCGGGATTTTTCTTGCCCGCTTTCCGAAAGTTAACGGAAAGTCGTGCAAAAGTCGCTCTGTTTCGGCTCATTTTGCATCAAAGTCGCTGGCTTCTATGTACTTCTGCTGGAGCTGTTCGGGAGTCAAGCCCTCAATCTGCGGCTGGTTCGGTGTCAAAACCATCTCCTGCTTGTCCACCATTCCGTAATAGTTCTTGGCACGGAAGCAATAGGCAAGGAAATTCAGCTTCCCGGAAACCACAAGTTTTGCGTCAAAAGTCTGCAAAAACCCCTTGGCTTTTTTTATGATGGTTGCCGTTTCGGGGCTAAATCCCTTGCGTTTTCCGTATAGCCAGTCCTTAACCGTGCTAATTGAGTAGCCTGTTGTCATGTATAGTTCCTCTACTGTTGGGGTCTGTCCTGTCTCAGCGCACCGGGCAAAATAGTCGTTTATTCTCTCCGTGAGTTCTTCGTCACTCTTTACCCTTGGCTGTCTGTATTCTACAAGAGCTTCCGTAAGTAGGCGAGATACAAGGGCTCTATCTTCATCGCTGCTAAGGTCAGGCAAAGATTGAGGGAAGTTTCTTTTCCCGCCTCTGCCGGTCTCTGGTCGGTTATCCTTTGTTTTTGCTATGGCAGTAGATTTCTTTGTTGCCATTATGCGTCACTCCTGTTCGGCGAATTCACACCCGCATTCCGGGCATTCCAGCTTTGCTCTCATGACTCTGCCAGGCTTGATGATTTCCATAGTCGTTTTTCCTCCTTGTTTTCTGCCCGTCCCGCCCGTTACGCAATAAGAGCGGGCAGATATGCGAACTTCATGATTTGCTCCCCGTTCGCTTTGCAAATCTTATAAATTTCTTTGTAATGCGTTCCTTTTTTCATTTCTTCCGCCACAGTGTGCAGGATCATATCCTCAAGGAATCCAATTACAGAAATGGTCTTGAAGGGAACTTTATCTCGTTGTCCTGCTTCAATCCCAACAAGCTCATTTACAAGGCGCGAGTAGATCGTATATACCTGCTTCCGCATATTACGGCTCCCCTGCGCTTCTGCATATTCTACAAAGTCTGCCAGTGTGTCCGTCTCGGCTCTGCGGACAAGCTTTCCTTGCTTGCGCGTCATGAGCCATTCCGTTGACCGCCTCTCCCGGATGAACGCCTCCATCCGGTTAAACGCTTCAATGTATTTAAGTTTCCATTCCAGCGCGGCTTTTCCAGTAAAGCCCATCGCCAGCAGCGTGAATCCGTCGCGGTTCATAAGGTACTCTTTGTATCCTCTGCCGCGCTCTGTCTCATAGAAGCCTTTTTTGAACATGTTTTTCACCGCAGGATTTTGAGCAGTGAGTTTTTCAATGTCCCTCGTCACATTCCGATGTTCTTTTCCAAATCTTTCCGCTATCGCACGGCTGCTCACTACCGCTTGTTCGTGGCTTTCAAAAATCATCAATTCATTATCCATGTTTACTCTCCTAAATATTTATTTGCGGCTGTGGAGAACGCGCCGCATTATTCCTAATTTGCCACCAGCCCCCACCCCTTGGCTACAGTAACAGTCTTTCCCCGCCCATGCGGCCTTCTGGAAGCTCTCAAACATGGGTTACACAGTTATTTTGGCACCACACCGCGCCGCGCCTTTTCATCAGCCGCACACTGTTTTTGCGGATTAACTGTCCGCCGCTGTGGCCACAGCTTGTGTGTACTTAACTTCTCGCGCTTCCTCGCCCGCTTGTGTGGTTGGTGCGGCATTGCAGTCCTGCCCTGCTTTAGCGCTTCAGGGAAAGTCCCCGTCACTCGCTGTGGTCTCCCCTTACGGGGCACCTATGCCGCATATTGGTCGTCTTCCCGCTTAGATTGTCACACGCTCATGCCCGCTTGAGGCCCCGCAAGCATCTCAAGCGCCGCTGTTCGGTCATGGCAAGGAGGACGCATCCTCACGCGCAGTTTTCAGCGAGCATTGTCATTTCCATGTGAGCCACGACGAACGGTCTCACAGTGTCCGGGTGCTACCCGGCCTCTGGCAGGGACGGTTGGGAATCGAACCCACCCAAGCGGTTTTGGAGACCGCCTCGCCAGCCTTGGAACATTCGCCCCTAAATGTCCCTCCTGGGCCACATCGTTGAGAGGTGCGGAGGGTCCTGTTGGTGCCGTGTGGGAGGTGCGACCTCCCGCCCCGGATTGTGGGGTGCAACGAGCGCACGGCATATAACAACAGCCCATAGGTTTCCCTATAGGCTGTTTGTGCCGGTATGACCTTTCGGTGCCGTAAGGTGCGCCCAATACCGGCGGCGCATAGAAGGGAGGAAAAGTGATGATTGGGAAATCGCGTGAATGACCATGTCCTATCATCCACTGTACCTATTGTAGCACATCATTAAGTGGAATCTGTATCACCTTTCACGAGTAACCCTGCATATTTCGCTATGTCATGCAGAAATCTCTCCTTCCTCCGGCTGAATGTTGCCTCGCTAATCCCGGGAATCACGATCCGATTACGGGCATACTTGTGCTTACCTTGGCAGTTGTGCATGATGCCATATATCAGCTGCCGCCGGATTGCATCGCTACCGATATCTCTGCCACAGCGGTCTATAGCGTATTCCACCGCAAGCATCTTCTGCGTCTCCGGCCAGTTCTCTATGGCTGCAAGCTGCTCCGCCTTGCTCTCGGCGGGTCTGCCGGCGCCTTGTCCTCTTGGCATGCCCTCTGTGGCGCTATGCGTCCCGTCCAAGATCTCCGCCCGGGCCTCGCGATACGCCCGCACCCGGCGCGGATATCCACGCACATAAGCAATGCACTCCAACCGCACGTCATAAGGCAGCGTCGCCTTTTTGCTCATTTTCCCTCCTTTACTCCGCACTGTTTACCATCTTATATTCGCCCCGCAGGGCCTTTTCGATGTCCGCCATCTTTACATAGCCGTTGTTTTTGGCCTCCACCAGCTCCACAAGGCACTGCTGTAAGTATTCTAGACTACGGGTGTCGTGCTCGTCCGCCGTCTCCTCCCGCACATGGAATCCGAACTTGTCCAGCAGCACACAGGAAACATTGTCCATGCATTGCTTGGTGCCATCCAGGCGCCCCAGTTCGTAGGCCTTAGCCGGATTATTCGGCACCGGTCTGCCGTTCGCCCTTTTGAGCATCGCTATTACCCCTTTCCTCGTATTTGCATACGCCCGGTGTATTTGCCACTGGGCAATAATCCGCACACGCCGGGCAATCCGCATTGACGCATATTTCGTCCTGCATCCATTTGCAGTCATCAAGCATCGGTTTCACCGTCCTTCCGTTCGCCGTAGGAGCAAAAATCGTCAGGCTGCACCCGATGCCACCCGCGCCCCCAAATCGCGCAGAAAAAACCGCGCTCTTCGTGGTCAGTCGCTTCTTTACAGTGTTTACAACCCCTACACCGCACCACCGGGGCCACATCAGCGGCGGGCACTTTTTGCAATTTCTCGGACAACCTGCTTACCCGCATCACGGGTGCCATGCACGCCTCGCTTACCCACTCATTCGCAGCTTTCACCGCGGCTTCTCGTTTAATGTATTCAGCCATTGTCAACCCTCCTGTTCCACTCTTTAATGGCATCTTCTTCCGTGTGTCCTCTTTTTGCCCCAGCACCACATTTTTGACACTGTGCAAAGAATCGGTAGAATAAATACTCGTTATCATCTGCAAGTATCTCGACACCTTTGTACCCACAGAACGGGCATGGTTTCAATTCGGTCATCACAAAATCCTCCTGTCAAAAGTAGCGCCGTCCTGCTCCTGAACCTCAAATTCGCTATTTGCGAACTCGCACGCGCCCTCCTCGTCTACACCGGGCATCGTCACGATAAACGATGCAATGGAGTAGTAATAACCGCCGTTCCCAGCGTCTGCGTTTGCGTATGCCTCGCAAATAGGGTTCATGTTGTGCATGATCGTCACCCTTGCGCGGCAGCCGTAGGTGTCACTATCCTCCCATTTTTCGCGTTCTATTTCCGAAACGCTGGTGATAGCGGCATCCAGCACCACATTCTTAAATACACCTGCCGCATAAGCGCAACAGTCGTAGTCCGTCATTTCAATGCGGATTTTTACGCCGTTGTCCAGTTCAATGCGGTCGTCGTTCCACTTCACAATGCGCCGGTAAAGCAAAAGCTGGCGCAAGTCGTCAAAATTAATTTCTTTCATTCACATTTCCTCCACATAGCACCAGCTTTGCGGTGCTTTAGTAATCGCCGCTGGAATCATGCAATTTTCATCATAGATACAGGCTGTGCTTTCGTACCCGCTTTTGCTGCATGATTTGCATTTTGTCCAAGTGTGAAATTCTATCAGTTCCTTCGGCGTATCGTAGATTTTCAGGTTGGAGATATGCCACGCAAAGCAATTCTTCTCACCCGCGTATGTGTGAAGCTGCGCTTCTGTAAGGCACGCCTGATTGACAAGCTCCTTTTCTATACGGTGAAGTCCTCCGGTCAGCCTCTTCCAATCATCCGTGCAAACATTATACAGGGGCGTGACACAATCACATACAAATTCTCCGATGACCTTCCCGTTACCGCATTTATCAAATGCGTTGTGGCTGTGATCATCCGCATAGGAATATCGAGAGCCTGTCCACCACTGCATTTTTGCATCCTTCGTGCAGTAGATATAGCACTTGAACGGCGTTTGCAGCTTCGGGCGAGTCTTGCGCACTTCAATCGTCTTATTGCCGTTGGCGATCTTCTCCACCCACTTGGGGCGGATGCTTATCAGTACAGCTTTCATGCGTTTTCATCCTCCAATCTCGGACACCGGGTGCCGGTGACATCGCAGCCCATATCGCAGCTGTCACAGTCAGGCGCGAACTGCATGCAATCCTCGGTGGTTTCTACTACAATGCTGCCGACGCAGCATTCGTCGCAGCCACACTCCTTGTAGGCTACTGTGGGGTTACTTGAATCGTTCACCGTATTTCTCGCGCATACCCGGCACAGGCAGTCGGCGCAATCCAGGTTGGATTTAACCGTTCTATGCATCGCCATCTTTCAGCCCCCCTCACAGTAAAATCTGGAAATGTCATCCATACGCCAGCGAACCGTGTCCGAAAGAGTGGAGTATAGGTACCCGCCTTCCATGTGTACGGACTTCACGCCATAGACTTGCGGATTCGTGAAAGTCCCGAATTGCTTTTTCATGTGCTCCTCAAACTCGTCCTTGAAGATAATAGTTAACCGCATCACTCCACCTCCTGCAACGACTGCACAGCTATTGCTACTGCCTCTGACATCCCATCACTGGGAGACCACGCATATTTGTCGCACAAGGTAGAGTAGTCTGCATACAACTGCACTAACATAGCAGCAGCTTCTTGTTTTGTCATTTCACACCACCTCCTGCATCCAGAACTCGCGGCGGCAGTCCTTGCATTCGCGTTTCATAGTTGCGCAGCTACCGCTTGCATTTCTGTGCGACGCGGAAATCGAGCAGGGATCTACATGCAACACACCATTATCTCCGATGCGTGCCTCCGGGTACTGCTCCAGAAACACACTCTGCCGTGTCTTGCGTGGGTGTGCAGCAGACCATGCCTCGACTATGGCAATCTGAGCCGTAGCGTCCAGCGTTGACAATTGACCAACTGCGCAACTTAGCTCATGCTCCCAAACATTAAAAGCAGGGCACCCTTCACATCCAGCATCAAAACTCTTGCACATTCTGTTGCGTTCCTCAATAAAAAACTTCACAGCATCCATATTGTCAGTCCTCCTATCTCATGTGTCGTTTCCCGGCCTTTGCAAACCTCGCGCTCTGCCGCACATAGCGCTCTCGTGCGGCGGTGTTGGACCTATCCACCCAGGGCTTTTCCTCCAGCCGCTGGGCCTCATATGCCAGGAACGCCTCGCAGCTCTTCCGGCAGGCCCCGCAGGGGAGCCTTTCCGGGCACTCTTTTACGCATGGGCTTTTCATTCGGCCCACCTCACGATCTTTTCCCGCACACCCCATTGGAGTGCATCCTCGTGTCTGTCAAAATACAGATCCAGCCGATTCCCGGCAATGGCGCCCCCGGTGTCCTGCACGGTGTATGTATGGCCGTCCAGTTCTATTTCCGTACCCATCGGAAGCACATCTGGGTCTACGGCAATCGTCACGCCCTGGATAGCCTTTTCGCCGGTAGCTGTGTAGCCATTTGCATACGCCCCACAGCATTTTTCACAGGGGCAGTACGCAGTGACGGTAAATACGCATGTCCGCGTCTCCTGGGTCTCCTGCGGCGCATCGCGGGGCAGAACCACCACCGGCGGCACAACTACAGTCTCCGGCGTTTGCCCGCTGTCCTCTGTGGCAGACGCAATGCCCAAGGCCCCCAAGATTGCTACAAGCAGAGCCACGATTAACACGCTTCTTTTCACCATTCCACCGTCACCTGCCCTTCATCCGGCAGCAGCACCCGCAGATTCGCCAGCAAGGCTTCCCTGTCTCCGCTCATCTCCAGCCGGGCATGCAGCAGCTTAGCTCCCACCTGTGGTTTTTTGCCTTCCGGTACATCGGCGGTGACGTGCCCCCCCTCGCTCTGCGCATCTGCCGTATGTACGGCCACCGCATCCGTATTAGCCCACTCTGTAACTTTGCTCTGCCACATTTTTTCGTTTCGGCCACCGCGCCGGAATGGCGCACCTACTAATTCCGCCTCGCGGCGTATCGTTGCATCACAAACGTTCATTTCCTCCGCCAGCCATCTGGCCGTACCACCGAAAGATTGCATGTTGCGGAAAAACTCGCGCTTCAGATCCTCCGGCATAGCCTTAAATTCATGCCACGGCATAGGCCGCGTGATATTATAGCTTTTCACTTCTCCGTTTTTCTCCTTCCTCTGCTTTTCGGTGATGGTATCGCTGGGGAGCGAGCACCCACCGCGTTTTCTGTTGATGTGAGCAAATGCGCCCCTCGCTATGCGTTTTTTCTGCATGCAGTCGTAATTAAAATCATTCACTCGCCCGGCCTCCTTTCGTCCGCCTCAAACTCCGGGCAGCTTAGCACCAAGTAAGAATCTGACTTGCGGCCTGGTATGCCGAGCGATTTCACCGCCACCCATCCCGGCACTGGCTCAAAGCGTACCTTTTTGGAGCTATCCAGCTCTGTCCAGGCGCAGCGCCCAACAGCTTTTTTACATCTCCAGCAGAGCGTCCCCCTGCTTTCCTCGTTGTTTTGGTTTGTGAGCCTCTTTTCTCTTATCCGGCGCATCTTTCTGGCGATTGACTCACACTGTTTGCAAGTTGTCCTCCACTTGTTTTCACTTTTTTTGCTGTAGTTTGTGATTGGCTTTTCCATGCCGCAGCGCTTACATACGCGCATCTCGGGTTGTAGCATCCATGTCCTCCATCTCCCGGATAAACAATACTGTCCGTGGGTTATCCTTGTCGTACAGCACCCGACTCCCGTCGTGGCTAACGATAATGCCGCTGTGGTCGTCCTTGAGTACACCGGCCCTCACCAACACATCGTCGATGGATTCCAGCAGATTTGTCAAATCCACTCGCCGCCGGGTAGGCATATAAAAGAGGCATTTGACCTCCACAGGCTCCTCAATGGGGCGCTGCACTCTGGCTCTTTTGCAGTGCCATACAGCTTCAGCCTCGTAGTCCATATACTTCTGGGACGGCATAATAAACGGCTTCCCCGTTTTGCTGCTGTGCATAATCCGCATCGAATTTTTCTTTGTGACGGGTGCCAGCGGCACCGTTATCTCAATCATCGTCTCCCTCCCCTATCGGTACGGCCACATACTTGGGACGTCCTTTGGTACGCTTGCCTCCGTACACGGCCCGGTAGATCGTCCGCCAGCTGACGCCGCATATGTTGGCCAGCTCGATGATAGATTCCGAAACGGCATCCGGAAGCTCGTACTTGTCGCGGCTTACTCGCATGTATACCGTCATACGCCCCTCGCTCTCTCCAGCAGCTCCTCCACGGTCATCTGACCCGGCACCTGCATAGCCTTTGCAAGCCTGCTGTATGTGGCCAGCTCGTCCAGAGCCCGCTTGCGGTACATGTCCAGCAGCGCCTTCTTGTCCTCGTCGGTCTCGGCAAGGCGGTATCCGCCGTCCTTCAGCGCCACAATGGGCACCCCCTGCCGCCGCTGCGCCCGGATCATTCGTCGGTTCTCTCTGTCCGGCATCCCGGTCAGTGCTTCAAGGTTTTTCCGGGTGTATGTAATGCCGGGAATCATGCGTAATGTGGTCATGTCAATCCTCCTCGCCAAATGGCGATCATGCTGGGAAACGGCGCCGTTCCCATCGGCTTTCCGTCCAGGTCAAATTTCAGCCTACCTCGCAGGAATCGAATTTCCGCATTGCCCAAAACATAGTCGTGAAAGCTGGCTCTGTCTGTCCGCGCAGGAATCAGTAGAACAACCGTTGTCCCCGGCTTCTGTCCCTCGCGGTAGCATTTTTCCGTCCACAGTCCGGTTTCCTTGTTCCCATAGGGCGGGTTACAAAACACCGTTTCGCCCTCCCAATTTTGCCGCAAACCATCATCGTTTTGCGTGAAATACCGCGCGCACTTGTGGTTTTCGTCACTGGCGGCAGCGTCCAGCGTGAAATGAAACTCCGCGTCCAGTTCGTCAAACAACTTTTGCGGCGTTTCCCAGAAATTCTTATCGCTGGAAAACAAAGCTTCGTTCCGCAATGTCATTCCTCCAATCCGCCCCACTGCTCCGCCATTGCTCTGGCGATGCCGGGGAAGGTCTTTGCGCGGTTTTTGGCCCTATCCGTGGTAAACATACCTTTATGCTGTTTCCCGTGCTTATGGCTGTAGCTACCGCTCGGACACCATGTTGCTGTCGGCTCAACAATATTGGTCGGCTCCAACGGTGGTAAATTTCTCAACCATAAGCACGTTCTTTTAGTGTACGGATGTCCAAATTGATATGGCTGGATAATTTGCGAGTATTCCGGCATTACAAAAAGCTTGCTCGGTACAGGATTCTCAACCGCCACAAGCGGTATATCGGCACGATAAAACTCCATGAAAAAGTCACGTGCCTTTATTCCGAGCATTACCCTGTCCGCTTGCAGTTGATGCCCTTTCCACAAGTGCCGCGCGCCTGCATTGCTGAGGTATGTGCACGGCGGGTGTGCGATCAGCAAATCCCAAGTAACAATATGCGTTGCGCCGTCCATTGTGGTAATAAACCCAGGTCTATTGACAACGTCCACGGCATCGTCCAGAATATGCCACTCTGGGTGTCCGCCGGACGGCTCCTGAATGTCGCAAGAATATGCCTCATGCCCCAATGCGCGGAACGCTTTGCATACCTCCTGCGATTCTTCGCAGGCAACCAAAACTTTCATTTCAGCCTCCAATTCTGCTTTTTCCCGATGTTCAGCATATAATCCCTCGCCCGCTGGTTGATTCTGCTCCCGATGGCTTCATCCCAGCTCAAAATGCGGTCAATGGTCAACTCCGTGGAGATGATCGTGATTGCATCCGGGTCAATGTACCGGGCATTCAGCAGGTCAAAGGCGATGTTTTTGTCGGCATCCGTAACGCTGCCCTTTAGAAAATCGTCGATATATAGCGCACGGACGGTTTTCAGCGGGTGCATGGCTTCGGCGTATGCTTCCGCATCGTTTACCTTTGCCTTGATTGCCGGAATATCTCCCCGCCATTGCACATACCGTACAGGGATTCCACCGTCCATCAGCTTGGCGCAAATCGCCGTACACAGGTGGGTTTTCCCAGTTCCGGGAGAGCCGCCGATGAAAAACCACTTGCCCTTCCAGTCGGTCAAATACTTCTCCGCCGCTTGCTTTGCGGCCTGTTGCCAATACTCCCGCGTTTGGAATGCCTCGAATGTACAGTTATCCAGCAGACCGGCCAGCCCGGAACGCTCCATGCGAATTCTGTTTTGCCGGATGATCTCGCATTTGCAAGTGCTGCTCACCAGTTCGCCGCTTTCCGTGCGCCGGACGGTGTAGCCCAGCCCGCCGCAGATGTCACAGCCATGTCCCGACATGGTATTCTTGCTTTGTTGGCTGTTCACCGGCTCCCTCCTTTCTGCGCTGCTCCCATGTTCTGACGGCAGCCTTCCAGTCCTTCATGCGGTTTTTGCCCACCATCCATCCCTTGCTGGCGTAGAAATCGACAAACTGCTGTGCGTCAACCGCAGACTTCCGTTCGGAGATATAAGCCTGAACTTCGGCCAAAGAAGGCGGAGAGAAGCGCGCCTCGCGCGCATTATTCTCGCTTCTCGATTCTCGTATATCGATTCCCGATTCTCGACTCTCGAATACGGGAACATCTGCATTCATTTGTTTGCAAATGATTTCATCTGCTTGCGTAGGCTCTACAGGCTCAGGATATTTGCTTTCCTTTGCTCTCTGGTTCTGATACTTACCCCATGTTGGTAGGTAGAGGAAGCGCTTGCCCTGTGAAGTATAAAGGGCAACCAATCCAGCACTCGCCAATCCATGAAGGGCGTTTTCTACAGTTTTCAGAGTAAGATTGTCTTTCAAAGGAAATAGCCTGTTTTTGATAATTGCGGCCCGTCCGTCATAGCGCCCGAAATCATCGCAAGAAACAATCAGCCGATAGAACAAGACCTCCTCGAACCACGAAAGGCGGTCTATGCTGTCGCTGGTGCAGATGCTCTCGCGTATGATTCTATTCGGCATCGGCGCACCGCCTTAGAACGGCAAATCGCCGTCGTCCTCGGAAATCTCCGTGAAGGTCTGCGTGGGCTTTTGTACAGCGTCCTTGCTGCCGCAGAAATGCACCTTGTCGGCAGTCAGCTCCACCACGGTGCGCTTGTTGCCGGTCTTGTCCTCGTATTCCCGGCTGGAGAGCTTGCCCTCCACGATGATCTCCTTGCCTTTGGTAAAGTGGGTGCAGATCAGCTCTGCCGTTCCCTGCCATGCCACACAGGGGAGAAACAGTTTTGTTTCTCTGTCCTTTACCTTTTCGCTCCACGCCACGCGGAAGCTACACACCGTTGTACCGTTCTGTGTGGCTCTGCGTTCGGGGTCAGAGCAAAGCCGCCCCTGCAAAATCATTCTGTTTACCATCTTTTTCCTCCTTACAAATAACTTTTTCCGAATTCTCGCCGGAAGTCATCTTCCGTCCAGCCCTGCTCCCGCATGGCCTTTAATTGGCCGTATCTTTGCAGCTGCCGCATTTTTAAGGCGTTGTTGTGTACGGCGGTTTTCGCGAAAATATGGCACCTGTTATGGCACAGGTACACCACAAGGCCGTATTTCTCGCTTTTCTTGCGGCATGCACCGGGGAATATGTGGTGCAGGTCCAGCGGGTCACTTGCGCCATTTCTGCCGCAGAGAAAACACCGTCTCTCGTCAGTCACCTTTATCACCCCCCAGCGGCTGGGCTTCGCCCCAGCGGGATTTCAGCGCATCCAGCTCTTGCGGGGTCAGCGTCTCGATGTTTGCTTCCCTGCAATCGGCAACAATTTGGTCAATAAGGCGGCTCATCTGCTCCACATCGTAGGTGCTGGATCCGTACCAGACGGTCACATTCACGCAGCCGGGAATTTTGCTGGGCTCTTGCTCGGACATCCAGCCCGTTCCCTTGGATTCCCATTTTCGGCAGAACTCATCCGCCGCCTTTGACACAATGCACAGGACATCGCTTACGCCACCGATGGTCTTTATTTCCTCCCGATACACATCATTTCTCGGAATCCCATAGTGCGCCGCCAGCTTATCCATCAGCACCCACGCATAAGCATTTGCGTCAAGGCTCCGGCCCCTGCGTTTAATCTGCGCCGTGTACTCCTTGCCGGGCTGCAGCTCGTCACACACGGCCATTGCCGCCCGGGGAGACTGTACACGGAGGCACAGCCACGCCCCATCGCTGTCCTGCTGCCACCGAGCGGCATCAACGTTTACTTGCTTCATATTGCCTCCGCTAACTGCGGCCACTTCCCGCACTTTAAGCATTTTGCCAAATATCGCAGGCGTGGGAGATACTGCGATTCTACCCACTCGCTGTCATACTCGACCTTGTGAGCGGAAAGCCTATTCATGTCGATCGGAAGGAAAAAATTCTCATATTCCGCCGGTGTCATCCTATATGCGATGATTTGGCAGGCTTTCCGCTTTCTAAAGATTCCGCATCCGCTGGCGTACATCTCCACTTGACACTGCATCCAATATCCCTTGGTGACCTTAAAAACGGGCTTGCTGTGCGTTTTGACCTCGTGTATCATGTCGCGGGTTTCCCCGTCGTAATTCACGCGCAGCCGCAAACGGCGCACTTTTATCTGCCTATCTCTCGTTTGGACATTCGCGGCATCCAGTATCTTGTGTTCGTATGCCGTTCCGGCCTGCATCGCCGCATTGGCAAAATGGTCTTGCCGAATACCAAGCTTTACAGACCACCACCTGCGGAATGTTTCTGTGTCCCACGATCCCATAATCGTAGCCGTGTCCGACGCTCCAAACCATCCGCTCCTATCGTGGTTCCGTATCATAGTTTGCTGACCGCCTTTTCAAGCTTGTCAATCGTCGCGAAATATCCCATAAGGTTATTTAGCTGCTTGTCGCTAATGCCAACACTGGCCAGCAAATCTCTGTGGTCAAGGCCGTTCTTTTCCTTGATAGTGATGAGCCTTTCCAGCCGCTCTTTTATTGCCCAAATGCTATGGCGGCTCAAATCGTCCTCGCCATCGTCGGTATCTCCCTCTGCCCACAAGTCAAATCCAAGCCCCGTGCGGACGGCCACGCCCTTCACAAATGCTCTCGCCAGGGCATTGTTTATGCGGAGCTGGTTCAGCGTATCGGTGTATACAACAAGCGATCCGTTCAGCAGTGGGGTGTCATAGGTGTATTCCATGCCGTCAATGTGGATCAGCACCCGCACAAACCAGCACTCGGTTTCCCGCCCCTTGCTCGTGACTACTTTTGCCTGCGGCCAAAGATAGGTCTTTGTTTCCGGGCATTCAACGGGCGCATACCAAACGGATTCCGCGCCGTTTTCGTGCAGCAGTTTCACGCACTTTGCCCAGCTCAGATAGGGGACCTTAATTAATTTCCCACTTTCGTCCTTTGCATCCCGCACATCGCAGTAAGGACGCACATCCAGTTTTACAAGTTCATCAAATGATTTAAGCATTCCTTTCCCTCCGTTATCGCTCATTCCCACGCCTCCTCGATATACTCCTCATTGTTGTTGACGCACTCCCAGCAGAGCCAAACCCCCTTGTAATGCACTGCACAATCCTCCTGGATCGGCTCCCCGCAGCAGTCGCACACGGGGCGCCGGTCGGTCTGCCTGTCCTGCTCTTCGGCGTAGCACTCCGCGTCCCATACCGGGTCAGATGTCCACATCAGATGCATCCTCCTTTTCCGGCTCAAGCTTCCAAATATCCCGGGTGACCTTGGAAACCTGGGGAATATCCCCCGCATACAGGGCGTTCAGGAAATCGTCCTCGCTGGTCCCGCACAGAACAAAGTGTGGCTCTGCGATGACCTTGTACCTGGAATATACGGCTGCCTTATTGCTGCCGCAAACCAGGTCGCCCACCTCGGCCACATCGCGCTCCGACCGCATAGTTACCCGGACGCCGCACTTTTCAGCCACGATGGCGTAGTAGTGTCTTTGCATCTTCATTCCTCCCAAATTCTCACTTGCCTGGTCTATCCAGCTTGTCCAACAGCCGCACGAACATCCACGCCACCGTAGCCGCGCCGATGATGGCCAGCGTCAATGTGTAACCGTCCATGTTTACTCCTCCCGCTCCGCAATCCACTTGTCCAGCAGATTGGAAAAAATCTGAAAAACACGCCGTTTCCCTCCGATAACGCACAGGCCAAAAGGATACACACCCTGTTCAATCCCGTTCGCCAGCGTGTCTTGCGAAATGCTCAGCCCATGCGCCCGAAGATGCTCCATGCACTCTTGCATCGTCATCGTCTTAATCATCGTTCCTCCTTATTCGCCGCTCGGATAGCTTCCGCAGCAGCCTTGATCTCCTCCTCCGACACGCCGTACAGCTTTGCCATTTTCTTGTAATACTTCCGTGCCGGTGCCCAGTCTCCGTATTCCCAATGTCTTACGCAGGACTGGTCAACAAACAGTTTCTTGCCGACCTGCACGCAGGAAAGATTTGCTCTATCCCGCATTTCTCTCAATGTCAAATTGCATTCCCTCCTTATATGTGAGATTTCATTGACTGCGGCGGGGGCATATGCTACAATGTTTCCGCAGGGATTGCCGGTTTACCTCCGCTCGTTTGTTGGCTTGACGAAAGGAGGTGAACCAATGGCCAAGAACTCTGTGCGAACAAGCAAGACCGTTGCGTCCAAGGCGTCGAAAGCTTTGAGCAGCGGAAAGACCAGCAAGACCACCAAAACGATTGCAGCGTCTGCCTTGTCCAACCGCCGGTCTAAGTGACCGGACAGCCGCCTCGTGTTACCGCACGAGACGGTTTTTCTATCCCCGCCGCAGTCAACGCCCACCGAAACCTCATGAATATGAGTTTTCACACTTGACACTCCACAAAAACTGCGGTACAATACCTTCGCCAAAAGAAATTGTTAAAAGCCGCTTTCGTGGGGGCTGGTGTTTTTGTTCTCTTTTTCGGTGGGCCTGATATAAAGATACCTCACAAATGCGAAGTTTGCAATAGGCAAATTCAATAAATATTGAATTTTGGCAAATCCAACAAATTTAGGTAAGCAAATATGTCAATTATGCAAGAACGGGTTCTTTCTCTTATCCCCCACAAGCCGGATGGGAAGTTTGTGCATGGTGCAAAGGCTGATTTTGCAAGGATGCTCGGATTTAAGAGCGGGGCAATAGTTAGCGATTGGGAATCAGGGAAAAGCGACTCGTACAAAAATTACCTTTTCCAGATTTCCGCTTTAAAAGGTGTATCCGTGGAGTGGCTAAAGGGCGAAACGGATGATCCAAGCATAAAAAAAGCCCCCGGCATAAATGCCGAGGGCGTGAGCGCAGCACGGAAAGCGTTGCTTGATGCAGTTGATGGTTTGACCGATGAGCAATGCGAGAAGCTATTGGGCATTGTACTGGAAGCTAAGAGGGTGCTATGAACGATTACATTGAAGTAAATGGAGAAAAAATCAAAATTCCAGATGTTGCGCTTGGGAAAACGGTGCCACATTATGTCGAGAAACTCCAGCGCGAAGAATTTCTGAGAAAGCGGGCAGAGCGCAAGGCGGATTTATACTTTGTCGGCGGGTTGCTCGGAACACTTGCCGGAACCATCCTCGGATGGCTGTTGGCAAAGTTCTGTTAGCCATCCAATCATGCGCTCTGCAAACTCGAAATGTTCATTTTTAAGATTCCACAGATTGATCCAAAGCCAGACATTGGAGCTGACCAGCATTGCTATTAATAGACCAACAATCTCTTTCATTTTGCAACCTCCCTAAAACATATTCAACCTGGCGGTCTGTCAGCGTTTCGATTTCCGCTTTCAGCCGTTCCCGTACAGGTGTTTCATTAAGTATACCACATTTTTGGGGAAAAATCATCATTTGTACGTCCTCCAAGTAAAGTATTTTCACCTTTACCCTAAAAAACGACATTTGTTGCATAGTTCAGGGCAACAAAAACAGGAAAAATAGAAATTTTGTTCTACCCTCCCCGCCCCCGCACCGGACAGGGAGGGTATTGCCCACGAATCACCTAACGGTTTATCGTTTGCACCTCTACCATATCAAAAACAAATCGGGTGGTGCAATCCCGAAAAAGGCAATATCCCCAAATTTGGGGTTTGCAAAATAATGCGGGCTATGCCCGAAAAAGGGGAAGAAGGCAATAAAACATGGAGAAATCGTTGCAGGACACTTGCCGGGACGCAAAACTGGAACAGCACATCACGGCGCAGGAGATAGCAGACCAATCCGGTGTGCCTTTGTCCAGCGTTAACAACTTTTTTGCATCCACATCTAAAGCACCAGGCGTGTATGCGGCTGGCCCCATCTGCAAAGTGCTGGGGGTGTCTCTTGACCGTTACTTTGGCATTGTAGAGGTCGTTTTGGCGCAAGACCAAATCAAGCAGCTCCAGCAAGTCCATGACGAGGATGTGCGCCTTGCACGGATAGAGGGCGCATACGATGAGCTGTCTAAATCAGCAGAGGAGCAGAAGAAAAAAGCAAGGCGGCAGCGCACGATGCTGTATATCACATCGCTGCTGTCCGCTATCCTGCTGGGTATAGTTACATGGTATGTGGCGCTTGATTACCGTGTGCTGGACGAAGGCCTGATCCGATCCAAGACATCCGGAACGATTGCATGGATTGTCATTGCACTTTTGGCGGTGGGTATCGGCGTACTTACATCCGTGCTATTGTCCACTCTTGCGGCGGACAAAAAATCCAAACAAGGCGAGGAAGCAGAAAATGAGCAACTGCATTAAATGCGGAACAACTCTCGTTCCAGGCGCTGTATATTGCCATCTCTGTGGCAAAAAACAGGTAACAGAGCGGCGCAAGGCATTGAAGCGGGCAAACGGCACCGGAACTGTATACAAACTGGCTGGGCGTAGAAAATCGCCTTGGGTGGCCGCAAAAAACAAAGTGATTATCGGGCATTATGAGCGCAAAACGGACGCTCTGGACGCTTTGGAGCGGTTGAGCGGCAAGAGTTTAACAGAGCGGTATAATATGACCTTTGCGGAAGTCTTTGATGCGTGGAAAGAGGAGCATTACAAGGAAATCGGCAAGCAGGGGATAGAATTATATAACAATGCCTACCGCATATTTACGCCGTTGCACGGGAAAAAGTTTCGCGATCTCCGCACCGCAGACTTTCAGGCCGTACTTGACCCACACATGGCCAAGAGCCATTCCACCGTGAACAAGTACAAGCAGCTCATAACGCAGATGTCGAACTGGGCAATCCGGGAGGAAATATGCACGACAAATTTTGCAAAGTTTGTCCGGCTGCCGGAAAATGTAAAAAAAGAAAAGGACATCTTCACGGAGGAAGATATCCGTAAATTGGAATCCGACAACAGCGATGCGGCGAAAATTGTCTTGATGCTGCTGGCAACGGGTATGCGTATCGGGGAACTGTTTTCTTTGCCGCTGGCAGACTATCACGGAGATTATGTGATCGGCGGCGAAAAAACCGAAGCCGGCAGAAACCGAATTATCCCCATTCGACCGGAGGGGAAACAATACTTTGCCTACTTTGCGAAGCGAGCAACGGGGGATCTGCTGTTATCCGGCTACGATGGGCAAAAAGTCCCGGCGAACTTCCGCAGGCGTGATTTTTACCCGCTGCTTGACAGGCTGGGCATTGTGCGAAAGACCCCTCACGCCACCCGCCACACATACGCGTCTCGGGCGGTAAAAGAAGGATTGCCCCCGGAAATGCTCCAAAAAATACTCGGGCACGCCGATTATTCCACCACCGCAAACATATATACGCACATCGACGCGCAGACACTTGTGGATGCTGTTACTAACACGTTACTAACAAATAAAAAATAAATAAAAAAGAAAAGCCTTGAAACCGTTGAGTTTCAAGGCTTTTTCTGGTGCCCCGTCGGGGATTCGAACCCCGGACACCCTGCTTAAAAGGCGTAAGCCAGTTCGAAAAATGCAGTATATTGTTGCAATAAAGCGGTATAGTGCGGTATTTATTGGTGTTTTCCCTGTGAAAATGTTACGCTATACCGCGCCGTATCGTTTGGGTTACTATCAAATTACTATCACTTTTCGGGCGATATTTACCCATTGCGATACATGCTTTGGCAGCTCTTTACATCCTTCGCCTTGTCGATTTGCTTCTCGTGCAGATAATCATAGATAGCCTGCATGGAGGCGGGCGGTTCACCATTTGCCTTGCGATACTGCTCGATCTGGCGGACAACTTCTCCATGCAGCAAATCCATGTGCCGCATTTCTTCCGTGGACAAATCGTAAAACAGTTTCGCAAGCGTGGGGTCGGATTCCTTGTATTTTAAGGCGCACTTTGCATATACTTCTGCATCGTGGATCTCGCTATCGATAAAATTTTCCAATTTCTCAATAACTTTCATCCCGCACCTCCATCAGATGCGCTGTACCCGGAGGGCAACATTACTAACTGTGGATGCCGCGCCAGTCAGTACCAGCGACAGCGCAGAGCCGGATGCGCAACACGCCTGACGCACAAGAGCGGGGAATGCCAGCGCAACAGGCGCGCCAGCCGCAGCATTTGCGGAAGCTGTCGCACCGGGAACAACCACGCCATCCTTGATGAGCGTTGCAGTGACCGTCCCTGCCGCCGTGGGGGATACAGTGATGGACACATCGACATCATAATATCCTTTGCCAACGATATTGACAGCGTTTCCGTTCAAAGAAATATCACATCCATAGCGGCGGATAAGACTACCCAGAGGGATAACACCATTCACGGCAACCTCCGTGGGGGTCTGCATAGCAGTGTAAATCGCAGATTTGCAAGACATTGTAAAATCTCCTTTCTAAACTAAAAGGGCGGGACACCAGCCCCGCCCATAACCCGGCCAAAAGGGGCCTATCGTTCTGTGTCAGATGTTTGCGCCGCAGCAGCTGTTGCAGCCGCAGAAGGGGGAATTACCTGCGTTGTAAGTGTAGCCGTTGGGATAGCGCACCACACCATACATCCGGTTATCCATCTCAAGGCTGGCAATGCGGGCGGACTGCTCCGCAATTCGCTGCTCAAGCTGGGACTTCTCCAAAGCGGCAAACTTGGCATCGATGTTGGCGTTTACGCCGTCAATGGCACGCTTTGTGTCGCAGCAGCACTGCGCCATCTGGCTCTGGATGCTGTTGCCGGTCTGCATGATGGTCATGTTGGTGCCGTTCTGCGCCAAAGCCATCTCCTTGCCCAACTGCCCGATGCCGCCCTGCATCTCGTAACCAAGATTGCAGATGCCGTTACCGATGTTGGTCAGACGGTCGTTGATCTGCCCGAACTGCTGGCCGAACAGAATCTCCTGCTGGCTGGCAGCGGTGGCGAACTGCCCGAACTCACCCTGCCGATTCCAGCCGTTGCCGCCGAAACCGAACATAAACAGGAACAGAACAACGATAAGGAACCAGCCGGAGCCCCAGCCGTTTTCTTCGTTTGTACCGCGTGTCACAGCGGCGATATCGCTAAGAGACATACCGTTCTCCATGTGGAAAACTCCTTTCATAAATTTTTATAAATAAACCGTGTCGACCCGGCCTATTTCAGGAATTGCATAAAGTCCTTTGCTTGTTTCTGCAAATCCGCAAACTGCTCTTTGCTCATTTGCCCAGAAGTTAGTAACCGCTCGATTTCCTGCTGTGCTTTTTGCGGGGTCATGCCGGCAGCAAATTTTCGGAACTCTGCCACCATCGCAAGGGGGTTATTCGGCTTTCGACTTCCGTTTCCCATCAGCATTTGCATCATTGGATTTGCCATTGATTGTGTCCTCCAATCTCTTTACGCGCTCTTCCAGACTGCTTACATCCACAGGCGGGGTATCCTGATACGGAGAAACCGTGTAGGGCGTTACCGTTGCATACCCCGCGCCGTCCGTCTGTTTCATCCACACGATAGGGTCATTCTCGTCCATCAGCAGAATGGAGCTGTTTGGGGCCATTCGGAAAGCCTCTGCGCCGTTTCTCCCGTTTACCCTTGTAATTTGGCACACAAACGCTTGCGGGGCTCCTGCGGCGTTCTGAGGGGCATAATTGCCGTATTGGCCGTTATATCCCATTGGCTGATATGGATTCTGATAGTAAGGATTAAGTGCCATCAACATACCGTCCTTTCTTCACGGAACAATTCGGCAAAATATACATATATCCGCAATTCTTCCGGGTCTGGGAACAAGGTCAAAATATCCCTTGCCATTTGCTCCGTGTAACCGCAAGCTATAAGCCGTTCGTACATTTTGCCACCTTCTTTCTGCTTTTATGATACAAAAAAACAGGCACCCGAAAGTGCCTGAAAAGTGTCAAAAAAAGCAAAAATCCCCCCGCCGGTTAAGGCAGGGGGATAAATAGTTCCTGTGCAATTTTATGATACGCTCTGCATCTGTGCCGCTTTACGGTTTCAACGGACATATTCCGCTCCATAGATACCTGTACGCAACTTTTGCGGCGCACATCGCATTCTATGACCACCATCGCTTCATTGTCAGGAAGCAAAAAAGAATCAACAAAAGCAACGGCTCGTTTTGGCGGCAGATTTGACAAAAAATCCCTTACGGCCTTGTGGTTGCTGTTCATACGCAAAACAAATAGCCGTGGAGGTGCGGATGCTTATGCACGGGCGTGAGGCCGGCGTAGCGGTGTCCTCTGTGCCCTCCAGGTGTTTACCGTTACCGGATATACCCATCAAACCCGGCAGCCTTGAGCTTGTCCAGCATCTTCTCCGCGTTGCCGCGGACGGCAAATGCACCCACCTGCACCCGGTAGAGCTTATCGGTGGTGGCGGCGGGCTTGGGCTTCTCGGGCGCCTTAAAGGTCACGCCGAAGTAGTCGCAGATACCCCGGGCAATGGCCTCGCCGATGTCAACCGTATGCTCCACGATCCACTTGGCGGTGGTGGCGTTGTCGTGGAACTCGCACTCGATATAGGCCGTGGGAGCACTGGGCACCCGTACCTCGTACAGGGAGGCATCCACCCGGATATTCTCGCTGGTGCCGGGGGTTACCGGGGCCAGCCGATTAAAAATGGTCTTGCATGCCTTCATGCCCTCGCCGCCGCTGTTAAAGCAGAACATGCGGGTGCCGCTGACCGTGCCGTTAAAGGCGTTGGTGTGGATGGGCACATGGAGGTCTGCGCCGAAGGCGTTGGATTCCTTGCACTTATCCTGCATGGAGGGCATATGCCCTACCTTCACGGTCACGCCGCTGCGCTCCAGGGCGGCGCGGCAGGCATCGGCAATTTTACCGCACTGGACGGCCTCGGTGGTGTTGCCGTAGGCATAGCGGTTGTCGGTCTGATTGCTGGGAGACAGATACACTTTAGCCATTTTCGTTTCCCTCCTTGTTATAAGTGGCGGTGGAGATGCACAGCACCGCGCCCAGGAACGTGTCCACGGCGGTGATGGTGGTGACGATCTGCTCCGAGTAGGGCCAGGCCCACACGGCGGACAGGGCCGCGTACAGCGTGGCGATGGCCGGCAGGACGATGATGACCACCCACTTGAGAATGTCATACAGCTTGTCAGGGATTTTCATGGTTTGCTCCTTTCTGTGCCCGATTCGGGCACCACAAAAATTAATTCTTGTTTTCCAAATCCGCGATGCGGTGATTGGCGACTTTGATCTGCTCCTCCAGCACCGGGACGCGCCGCGCAAAATTGTTGTGCTCCCGGACTTCACGGGTCAGCTCCTCCAGCTTAGTGTCGGTGACGGCCTGATGCGTATCCAGCTTGGCCTGCACATCCCGGGTGGTCTTGTTGCTGGTGATGATTACCCCCAGCAGCGACAAGCCGCCGGTAATCAGGGCCACAATGATAGTTTCCGTCATGTTCATTCCTTTCCTGCCGCCAGCAGAGCGGCAAACATAAACCCCAAGCACGATGATGCGGGGATAATCAATAACAGCCACAAGGGATTCATAGCATACCTCCTCATTTCCATGTGCCGGTGATCTTGTGCCAGAACGTACCGGCCCCGCCATTTTGATTGCTGAAATAAATCGCCTTGAAATTCACCGAGTCAGCGCTGCCGGATGCAAAGGACACGCCGGTGCCCCACACGCAGTTACACTGCACATCCTGTATGGTCTTGAGCAGATTCGACGGCAGTGCTACCGTGTACGCCCTGTAGTACCAGCCGTTTATCTGCCCGGTCGTGCCCAAGTTGCTGGAGGTCATCTGCCGCCACAGCTCCAGCTTCCCGCTGTTCCACTTCTCGTAGTGCCAGGAGCTGGATGTGCCGCGCTCCACCACATAATCTTTCTGCGCCGGGATGCCCATATCCGAAAACAGCTCCGACAGCTTCCGTTTATACAGCCAGCCGTTGGCGTCAAATACGCATACATAGGGTGGTGCTTTCCCCAAGTCCGTGGCCGCCGTGGCTTGCAGCCATGTGCCGGTGAGATATTTCCCGGTAAGATTCTCGGGCAGTGTCACGTTGCCATTGGTGTCGATCTTGAGAGACTTGTCCCAGGTCAGGCCAAGGGCTAACTTATTGCTGTCCTGAAACGCCTGCAAATGCCACTGGTTGGTGCCGTCATTCAGGCCATACCAGGGGTTGCCTGTAACCGTCTGGTTCATATGACTGCCCAGCGTTGTAGCACCGCCGACTTGCAGCCCCTTTTCAAAATGCGCATTCCAGGCCACATCCAGCCGCTGCTCTCCGCTCTCGCTGGCGTACCGCCCAATGCCCACGGCTTTACCGTTCTCGCCCAAGTGAAAGGTCATCTCGGATGTGGGGATTCTCGTTTTCGCCGACCCGCTCTCACCCAGCTTGTCCACCGCTTGAATCTCGATGGTATATACCACCGATACCGATATGGTGACACCGGGCACCACGCCTGCGTAATCGTTTCCGGAAGATTCCGCCAAAAGCGTGATCCAACTTGACCAACCGCCGCCTTCTGCCGCATAGCGCAGACGCAAGGTGCATTTATTGTTTCCGGCCAAAGAGGCAAAGGACTTAGAGCACTCCACATAAAGCGCCGTACCATCTTCGCTTATTGTCCCGTCAGAGGTAGCCCGTGCGCATACAAATTTTCTCGTGCTGCCGTTACGCACCACAGAGGGCGTATTGTACGCCAGCACCGTGACGTTTTTAGCTGCTGTAGTGGAAAACCCTCTGCTGTCCGTTGCCTTGCCAGTGATGGTCAGCACGCCCGGCGTTTGCAGTGCGTTACTGGTGGCTGTTTCCCCCGAATAGGCTTTACCCTCTACAGATGCGGAATATTGCTTTATGGTCGCGCCAAACTTTCCGCTGGCCGTGTGCGTGATTTTGGCCTGTGTTCTGCCCTGGATATACAGGGCGTTGAACGGCGCAGACAGGGCGCTGACAGGGGCCACGGCAATAGCTTCGCTTGGTCGGGTGGCCGCATTATTGGTGACGGTAAATGTCCTTTCTACGGTGTCGTAGTAATAGGTGCTGCCGATTTTGGTACGCAGCGTGAACACGACTTTTCGCGTTAATGTCGTGTTGTTGCGCAGTACGGCCCGCTCCGCATTGGTAAGCTGGAAGGTGTAGCTGCCGCCGCTGGTGCTGACGGCTCGGTAAGCAATATCCGATGCCGAACCGGTCAGAGAAATGCACACATCCAGCGCAGAAACCGCCGAGCCTGCCGGATTGGCATAGGCAATGGCTGGGTTGTCCACATCTGTAAAGTTGGGTGCGGACGTGATGGTAGCCGCCCGGGGTATGGCAGGCAGGGCAAAGCTCTCCGCCGAAGCGGTATAATCTCCGTTCCCGTAAAGCCAGCCGGAAAAGGCGGAAATGGTAAAGGTCTTGCTGCCGTCATTGTTGTGGGGAATATCCAGTGTGCCAGAGGCAAAAGTGTGATCCTTGTAATCCGTGATGTCGGAATATGTGCCACCGGAATACACAGTTTTACCGTTAATGACCACCGCGCTCATTTTTATGGCATTAGTGAAGTATTGCTCCCTCGGGGTCAGGCCGCAGGACCAGGCGATGGTAGTCTTGTTGCCGGCAATGCTTTGGCTGCCGCTAATCTTCCACTTGACCCAAAAATAGGAGCCATATTTTGTGTTTGTTTTTACGGTTCCGCTTGTTGCCATTCTTTCAGCCTCCTATCCATTTGAAGCCAAGGCCCTTATTCCGGCGCAGCTCGTAGCCACCAAGATTCAGGTTTTGGACGATGATACCGCTGTCGATGTAGAAATCCTTGCCTGCGAAGTGGCTGATCTCCTTTTCGGTTTCATCGAAAAAGGAAATGCGCCCAGCTGTGAACTGGGCAAAGGCGTTATAATTGCCCGCCGTATCGGTCTGCCCGATTTTCACGCCGTAGATTGGATTCCCGGATTCATCCTCTGCCACCTTGCCGGTACGGATATAGCCCGCCGTCTCCGTGACCTGTTTCTGCACATCCGTGACTTTGCCATCTACGCCAAGGACTTTCTGCTCCACGTCCTTGATCTCGGTATACCGCAGCTCTATGGCATTACTGTTGGCGGTTAGGTCGGATTCCGTTTGTTGCTTAAAATCATTGAAATCGGATTTTTCAATATAGGTCTCGGAAACTGTGGCCTCGAAGCGGTTCACATCCTGGGTCAGCTTTGTCACCGCCGTGCGGGTCTCGCTGACAATCGGTTCGGCACTCTCGGTCATGGCCTTACTGATGCAGTATGCGCCGGTGTAGGCCGTTTGCCCGTTGGAATAGGTGATCTTAGTGCGTCCCCACAGATACTTTCCATCCGTTATAGCCGGTGCCGTAGACTGCCATGTGCCGCCGGAAAGCTCTGTCTCAGAGGCGGAGAGGTAATATTCCACATCCGTGTTCGTGACGGAAACACCCGCAGCGCCATCCTTCCCGTCTGTGCCATTTTTACCGGGATCGCCTTTTTCGCCCTGCTGACCGTCTTGCCCCAAAATCCGTATAGGAGTACCCCACGCACCAGCCGTAGCCGATGCCGCTACCTTCTGCGACATCCAAACAACGGAAGCGGTTAAGTCCGTGTGCCAGCCGTTCAGCGTACCGTTTCCAGTCGGAGTTGCCGGTGTTGCCGTGTCGTCATGGTAAGTAATCCATACAGAAAGACCGTTGGTACCATTGGTGCCGTCCTTTCCGTCTGCCCCTGCAGGGCCGGGAGGCCCGGGGGTAAGCTCGATATTCTCAAGGTCGGTTTTTGTGGCATAGGTTTTCTGGGCTTCTGTCTTGCTGATGGTGGACTCAAATTTCCCGTCAATGGCTATGAGTTTTTGGGAGAGTCCAGAAACCGCATCCTGACTAACAGAACCTATGGCAAGGGCCGCACCGTTGATCGTGCCGTCCATCGTCAGGGCTACTTTACTGATGGTCTTTCCCCCGTCAGTAGAAAATCCCAGGCCACCGGTGGACATGATCCACATTTTGGTATTATCTTCCACGGTGGGGGTATTTCTCAGCGTCCAGCCAGTAGGGTAGCCGTCTTTGTTATAAGTGATTTCAAAATAACCACCCTGTGCTCCGATTATTTTTTGGGTAGCATCTTGAAACGACTTTACAACATCGTCATACATCCTTTTGAACTTCTGTTCCGATGGAGAAGGGGTAGCATAGTCTGTATCCGATGGGCCATAGCAAGTCAAGTCGGCGGACATTCCGCCCTTGATTTGCGTTTTTAGCTCCATCACATAGGCCGTCAGATTCTCTCCGCTGCCGCCTATAACAGAAACAATGTCTCCCGCTTCAACGGCTGGATTCCCACGCCACTTAACGGTGCAAGGCCGCATTGTTTTACCGTCAATCTTGGCAAAAACGGTTTCTGCTACCTCTGCGGTCATGTATGGGTTAATGGCGGTAATACCTTTTCCCGCTCCCACACTGATGGGGTTACTATCCGTTCCAGTCAAGAGACTGTGAATCGTAAATGCATCATCAGTGGTCAGCTTCAAGCCATCCATGTACTGCGTGTCGCGGCCAATCGTAAGACCGCCATCGGCATACCAGCAAAAGACAAGGTTTCCCGTTGCGTCAAACTTTGCGTTACAACCGATAAGACCGGCCAGCCATCCCAGCTGCTGCCGCAGAGTGCCTGTGTAAGGCGCATCGATCTGAATACTCGGCATAGTAACGGCAGGCGGTGTTACACCAGCCTGTTTGCAGACATCTGCCAGCACCTGCGCCGGAGCAGCCGGGAATGTGATGGTGGGCATATAGTCCTCTGTCAGCCCAGCCATACGGTCGTAGCCTGTAACAGTTACCCACAGTTTCCCACTATCCTCTACGCCATCTGAAGGGATGTAGTATTTATTCTTTTGCACATACTGGGCTTCACCGCCCACCATGATACCGACAGAGGGGATAAAATACGCACCGTTCAGCGGCAGATTGTCCTGCTTGTAGAATGTAACCTTGCAGCTGGACGAAAACGCCGCGCCGATGGTCACGCCATCCGATGAGCCGAATTGCTCCGTTACAACGATCTCCTGTATCTCCGATGCGGGAAGGTCTGTCGTACCGTTGAAATTTACCTTGCTGGTGATTTCACGCCCCGGTGCAGAACACGCGGCGGTAAATGCGTCTGTTACAGTATGCATGGCTCACCTCTCGATGAAGTTCATGGAAAGCCCTTCCCATTGATATTCGCCATCAATAAGGCTATACATGGGTGCTGTCCTGTAGATCGGAAGAGCGTCGTGTAGG